AGTCTCAGTAATACTTATCTCAGTAAGATTATCGGTTGTAGAAACCGAAGTTACTGATTTAGTAGTAGAAACAACAACATCACTCATCTAGTCACATTTCCTGAAACTTGAAAACCACCCTGCAACAACCTAGTCACAGCTCCGCCTGAAGAAATCAATTCAAGGTCATAAGCATATGAACCTGCAGAAATAGCGGAAGATTGTGCAGCAGTAATAGCAACAGCAATAGTTCCTGCAGTGCCACCCAAAGTTATACCTGACCCATTAGTTAAAGACAATAAATAGGCTGTAGAGTCGGCTGCTTCACGAACCTGCATTCGAGCGGTATAGCCACTCCAAGACAAAGCAGTGCCACCCTGAGTCACAGTAAAAGTCTTATCAAAATCTGCACCTTGATAACAGACAAGGTTATATGTGCCTGGAGTAATCATTTCAAAAATCCTTTACTAATCAAATACACTGCAACACTAGTAATAATGGCTGTAACCAAAGGGGGAATCCAAGCGTTCCGGTTAGTTTGCTTCTCTAAGTCACGGATACGAGCCTCATGATCTTGTGAAGCCTGAAGAATCTGAATCGAATTAGCTTTCAAAATCTCTATGTCACGGACAATCTGCAACAACAAAGTCTGATTAGTAGGTTTAGGGTCACTCAACTGAAGTCATCTCCTGCATACAACAACCACAAATAACAGGAATACCATCAGGATGAGGAGCATGCTTCTCCCCATTCATAACACAATCAACAGTTTTACAAGTCAACATTAGCCTGAAGCACTCCCACTCGCCCATTGAGTTGCATGACCAGTCACAACCACAGTTGCAGCTGACGAAGCATTACCATTATTACGCAAACCCACAGTCACAGTCCCTGCACCCACAGCCGAAACATAGGCAGTCAAATAAGGGTCATTACTAGAAACAGTGACAATTGGAGCAACACTAAAACGGGAAGTAGGGTAAACAACAGCAAAAGTTGTTTGAGTGTTAATAGCAATAGCCCCAGCAGTATAGGTGTAAGAAAATTGGTAGGTCGAATAAGGCAGTTTACTGAAGTTACTGTTCAAATCTGAGGCTGTTAAGACATCCCCAATATTCCATGTTTTAGTTGCAGACATTTTGTTCTCCTAAACCCCTAGTTTACTAGCCCAAAGTATCAGTGTCTAAAACTGACAGCAAAGTCGCATCAAGCCTAATCGGTAACTGATCTAAACTCGCCAACCTAATAATCAGATGATCACGCTCAGGGTCACTATTAGCATCTAAACCTAAAACCTGATAATACTTATCAACAATCGCACCAGTAGCAGAAGGTTGAAAACAAACCCTAACAACATCTCTAAGCTCTAACGCCAAAACCTTATTTTGTTGAGCAGTAGTCAAAGCCTCTAAAGCAACAGTAATCTGTTGAGCACGATATTCAGGCAGTCTCCAAGAAGCCAACAAATCGGCTGCAATCTGACCTGGTCTATCTGGTGCAGTAGTCAAATTATCTGTTTGAGCATACGAATACAAACCATACTTTGTTTGACCGGCAGTATCCTCAACAGTGGCAGTAGCATTAGTGCCTATAATCTGCACTTTGTTGTAAAGATTGTCTGACCCATAAACAACCTGCAAATCCATAAAAGGAATACCTGTGCCATTACCATAACTTGCACCCTGACTATTAGAGTCTGCAAAAGTCAAAATAGTTGCAGAAGAAACAGCTGAAGCAGTGCCCCTCACATAACCCGACATAGAAGCATAAGCATCCCCAGCCCAAGCAACCCTATTCCTGACAGTCGCAGTATCCTCAACAGGAACATAACCCCCATCAAAATAATTTATGTAAGCCGAACCTGGTTCAACAATAAAACCATCACCCCACAGTTTTACGGCAGTCGAACCATAATAACCAAAAGCAAACTGAACACCCGCAACCACTCCACCTGCAGCCGTTGCAGTAGCCGAAACTTGAGTCCATGTTGCAGTGCTAGCAGCAGAAGCAGTCCCAATAGCAGTGCCAATAAAACTACCTGTCGAATCTAATAAAAACGCTTCCAACCTATAATCCGTGATACCTAAACCATAGGCACTAAAAACATAGCTAGACCCATTGAATTGATATCTTTGCGGATTAGCGTTATCTCGATATTCAAACCCAACAAACTGCTCTGCAGGGTCAACAGCATTAACAGTGCCACCCATCCAAGCTGTAGCAGTCCCAAAATTCCTTGTCCGACCATTAGCAGCAAGATTCTGAGGTTGAGTGCCAATAATAGACCAATAACCATTATTCAAATCCCCAACAGGATAAGCAGTTCCAGGATAAGAAGCAAAATTGTATCTCATAGTATTAGACCACTGATAGTCAGTAAAACTACGATCTTTCATAACCAAAACAGCAGAAGCATTTGAATACAAATCAGCCGGCTCACTTCTAGCCACCTGTTGAATGTAAGACAAAACAGATTGCCCTGCAGTCCAAGTATCATTACCAAGTAAAGTCTGCCCTGCCTGAACACCAGCAACCTTAGTCAAATCCAAATACTCAAGAAAAGCTATGTTTTTGATACGAGCATCAGTGGAATCAACTTCCCAACCCTGACCTGCATCCAAAGTAGCCTGCCCAAAATAGTAGAGAGCATCCAAAGCCGAAACAGAAGCAACCCCGTTATAGCCTGCCTCATCATAAGCAAACATCCAGTCACGCACAAACCCCGTAAACCTACGCACCCCATTAGCAGTGACACGAATCTTCCCACCAGGCTGAACCCTCGTATAACCATTAGTCGAATCGTAAAGCGGTGAACTAGTATTTGTCGGGTCAAAAACACGACTATTATTCACAAAAGTAACACTCAAAGTCCCTGCAGAATAATCCTCCATCACACGACTAATGCCACGAGAAATAGTCAAATCTTGCACATAACTAGAAACATCAATATAAGTGCCGTCAGCCCCAAACTGTAACTCAACAACATAAGAAGGCACAGCCATCAGCGACCGCCAGGATTAGTGATAGACTTACCACCATTATTCTTTAAATACTTATTTACAGCATCAGTCACAACTTTAGGATCAGCAGAATAATTATTGATAACTACTTGAGCTTGTTGAGGAGTCAATTCATAAGGATTAGGCTTCAATTTCATGCCAAATAAACTTTCAATAAAACGCACAGTAGAATCATTACCACCAAAGCCAACTTCATAACCAGCTTTACGAAAAGCATCAATATTTTTGTCAACTAAACCCTGAGTTGTAAACTGATCCCAAGTTAAAGAAGGGTTGCCCACACCCAACAATGGAGCTGCTTTCAAGCCTTTTAATGCTTTTACTCCATTCGCAAATTCAGTTGCTTTGACACCTGTTCCAATTGATGTAGCGGCTTTACCTGCAACGGCAGCAGATCCAGCACCTGTCGCAGTAGCAGTGGTGCTAACTGCAGTAGTTCCTTGCATCAAACCAATAGCTTTAGCAAGATTAGCTATGACTGTAGTGCTTTTAGCCAAAAACAAAATACCCTTTAAAGCAATCAAAGCAGGAAGCATTCTGACAAGAGTTTCAGCAGCATTAGCAAAACCTTTCATAGAATCTCCACCACCAAACAAAGCAAAGAAATCTTTTACAGCACCAAAAGTCTGCTCAACAGCATCCTTAATAGATTTAAAAGTTGCCCCAGCCTCAGTTTTAGGGTCACTCAAATCTTCCAAATACTTCTTAGTGATGTCAATCAAACCACCAGGCTTGCTAATCTCATCAACAAAATCACTAATCATAGGAAGAATCACATAACCTAAACTCTCCTTCAAAGTGTCCATAGCATTATTGAAACGCATAAAAGGGTCAGCATTCTTTTGAGCAAAACCCTCGCTGGCACCACTCAAATCATTGATAGCATCCTTAGACTTCTTCAACTCAGGGAACAATCGAATCAAAGAAGAAGTATTACCTGTATAGGCTTTCGCCAAAGCAGTAGAAACCTTCTCCAAAGGCACACCAGCATAAGCACTAGCATTCAAAGCCGTTTTCAAAAGTTTTTGAGCCTGAGACACATTCCCAGTCACACGAGCAAACTTGCCCATACTCGGTCTCAAATCGTCATCGACAA